TCAAAACGGTTATTCAAGCACTTAAAAAAATTGAATCACTGGGATACGACAATATAGTATTCGTGGCAGGCAGTGATAGGTTAGAACAATTTAAAAAATTAATCGGTGATTACAATGGAAAAGAATACAATTTTAAAAGTATTCAAGTTGTAAGTGCAGGCGAACGTGATCCAGACTCAGATGATGCGGCTGGCATAAGTGCTAGTAAGCTCAGAGCGGCTGCTGCAAGTGGTGACTTTCAAACATTTGTACAAGGTGTGCCCAACAAGAAGCTAGCAAAGACCATGTACGATGCTGTGCGCAATGGCATGGGTGTAGAGACGGAGTTGTATCATGGATGAACTGGAATATATCAAAAAACTTGCTGGTGTAAATGAATTCAAAGGATACACTGAATACACTTTGGAAAACATCAGCGATGCTGCAACGGCCAATCGTAAAAAAGAACGTGAGCAAAATATAAAACCAGGTGATAAAGAATGGTTTGAGCTCTGGTTTGGTCTACCAAAGATGCATGGTCAGATGAACATGCCCCAAGGATTTAGAGGTCGTAAAAAATGAAGATCAGAGATATATTAGATGAAAGAAAGATTAATCCTATAAATCTAGCAAATCGAGTCGGAAAACGATACGGGACAGAAAAAGACTACGGGTATTACTCAAGTGATACTGTGCCGGGAGATTATATTCCATTAAAAAGTTATAACGACGATTGGGTAAATGAGATGGAGTCAGTCTTTAACGATGTATATAAATCTTTCGATTTCTACAATTTGTCAGCAGCTGACAGAGTTAAAGTACGATTAAAACTAGATAATGAAGCCAAATCAATAAAATCTTTGCCAATTAATAAATTAAGTGCCACTCAACCATTTGTAAGAATAGAAGATCGAGAGATATTAAAGAAAAAAGTTTCTTCGTCTAAGGATATAGTGGTTATTAAGTTTGCTGATCATTTTTTTATAAGAGACGGACATCATGCTGTACTAGCTGCGAGACTTAGAGGCGAAAAGCAAATAAAAGCTGAAGTGATTGATCTAGATTATCTCGAGGAAAAATACTTATGAAAATAAATGAAATTGATTCCAAATATCATCAAGTTGAGTCAAATCCATTCACTGATGCTCGTATGAATGCTATTAAGGCAGGATCTGATACATTTACTGTTGGTAATAAAACATATAAAGTTACTGGAGACACGAGTGACGAAGAAAATGCCATCGAGGAAACTTATGATGGTGATGACTTTTATGAAGCATATGGTGATTTATGGGTTAATGAAGACGAAATTATAGATGAAGCAGAATATCAAGGACGCAATGTGCAACTTGGTAAGCCAATGCAGGGTGATGTTAAAAAATTTAAAGTATATGTAAAAGACCCAAGTACTGGCAATGTTAAAAAAGTCAATTTTGGCGATCCAACCATGCGTATTAAAAAGTCTAATCCAGCACGCCGAAAGAGTTTTCGTGCAAGACATAATTGTGACAATCCTGGACCTAGAACAAAGGCACGCTATTGGAGTTGCCGCAAATGGTAGGAATGTAATATGAAAATATATGAATTAATGTTATCAAGCTTATTTGAAGGTATATCTAGAGATGAATTAATTGCTAGAATGCAGGAAAAAAGAGAAAAGGCATATATAGATAAAATTCTTAGCAAAATGCATGAACTAGTTCAAACTGATGGAGACCGCCAAAGCTTGGGCGGATATGCGTTTGATGTCGGACGAATGATAGGCAATGCTATTCATCCAAAAGAACTAGAACAAATGTATCGAAAAAAATACATGAATGAATCGAAGATAAATGAATGGGGAAGAGTTGTAAAGGGAGTTAACACAACTGTTGATGTGGGCCCAAACGAAATTAAAACACAAGCCGCGAAATTTGGAAACTCTGTCACAAAAGACGGAGTTCCTCCTACGACTAGAACTCGTGTAGTTAAAGAAGAAGCACGATATACTGCATATGAATGGTCAATTATTCAGGGCGGGCACAGTTTAGACGATATTAAAAAACCTGATCCAGGGTTGGCTATCATGGAAGAAAACTTTAGAATATTTTCTGAAAAATATGCTGTTGAACCTGATGAAGTGGCAACACTAGCAGAAAACTTTGCTAAAGATAAAAAAGGAGGAAATGTTATTTCGCCGCCAGGGAATACTGTAGGTCTTAATGTTTTTGAATTATCTCCTGAAGATCGAAACAAATTAAACGGAACTGTAGTTTATCATCAAACTAAAAAACTAAACAATATATTACAGTCCGGAGGTCTTCGACCAAGGGCCGACACATCGGGAGAACGCGAGTTTGCCCTATTTGATTTACGAGCAGGTAAAGATTGGCGTACACCAAAAGGTATTTTTGTTAGTACTAAATCAGGAGGCTGGTTTGGAGACGAAATTTCATTTAAGATAGAACCCAAAGACAAAATATACAGAGCATACAGTGATACTGGACATTTACTAATAGCTAATCCTGTTAATGCTGATAGATTTATAAGTGCAGGTCCTATAGAAGAAAACTTTGCAGATGGTAAAAATCCAGGACGAAAAGGACTAGCAAAGCGCAGTGGTGTAAATACCAAAGCAAGTGTTAGCAGTTTAAGGAAGACTGCTAAAAGTTCAAGTGGTGAAAAGCAAAGGATGGCACATTGGTTAGCAAACATGAAATCGGGAAAATCGAAAGCGAAAAAGAAATAGTTCATTATTGTGAAAAACATAAAGAACACGAAGCACAACAGGCAATTGCGAACCAACGCAACGAGTATTGGAGTCTGTATAAGTCACAAACTCGTTGGGAACATGGATAAGGAAGAATATGAAGATTATTGAAATAACAGAAACCACAAGTGCAGGGAGTGTAGCATCAGTAGTTTCACCAGTTGGTGGTATGATGAGCCGACAGCCAAAAAATTCTGATGGAACTGCGAAAAATGCCCTAGACCAAGATAACTTGTTTGGTAAAAAGAAGAAAAAGCAATCAAAGTCTTCCAAACGATAAATATATTATAAGTATTCCGGAGTACAAAAATGAAAAAAACTCACATAAAAGAAGGTTTGGCTGACAAAGCACATGCTGCTGACATGGACCACGAAGTACAAATGGCTCGCGCTCAATTGTATAACATTGCAAAAAATGCTATTGAACTTCATGACCTTTTAAAAAATATAACTGAATCTGAAGGTCTTGAAGGTTGGGTACAATCAAAAATTACAAAAGCAGAAGATTATATTGGCACTGTTCACGATCACCTCAGTTATCAAGAAAAATTTGAAGGCAATCAACCAGATATGGAGATGCCAGTTCCTGGTATTTCCATTGAGAGCAAAGGCGCTGATCCCTATAAACAACAACTGTTTGGTAAATTAGAAGAAAAAGCAAAATCAAAGGCTCAACAAAAATTCATGGGCATGGTTCATGCTGCACAAAAAGGCGAAAAGCCTGCCAGTAAAGAAGTAGCCAAAGTTGCTAAAGACATGCCAAAAAAAGCTGCTAAAGATTATGCAAGTACAAAGCACAAGGGCAAGCCAGAGCACGTTAAGAAAAAATAAAGGGCAATATATTATGGACTTTCACGCATTACAACGAAAACTATTTGAAATGGATCCTTCTGATCCTGCAGAAGACATGAGAAAATTACGGGAGTCTGCTAACGCTCGTACAGCAGAACCAACCAAAGACTATGTAAATGAAACCGCTCATGTACAAGCTGGGTCGTTACCGTTGGCTATTGATTCTATAGAACACTTTGCTAGACTGGCAGGAGTAACACTGAATGAGGCTCAAAAAACTGGAAGTGCTGGTCAATTAAAAGGCAAAGATAAGATTAAAAATAACCCAGCTGGTACAACTAAAAATCCTACAAAGGACAAACTGGTTGGCGAAGGCCCGCTTGATACTATGGCAACAGCCAAAGCTGGCTTCGCAGCTGGTAGAGCTGCACCACAAGGTATGGCAGCAGCACGTAATGCGTATAACGGTCAAGCACCAAAGCCGGCAGCACAAGCCAAACCTGCCAAGACAGCTGGTCAAGGAAAGATTGCTGGTGCCGTTAATGGTGCTCAACTTGGTAAACAGTTGGGAGTATCAGATCCAAACATGTTCAATCAAGCTGTAATGAAAGCCAAGATGGGGCAACCACTCACACGTATTCATCAAGCAGCATTTGCAGAAGCATTTCAAAAGCTGATGGCAATGGATCCACAAGCAACTCAAAAAACAATGATGATGCTTAAACGAATGGAAGTCAAGTCACAAGAGTCTACGATTGAGTCAGTTAAGCCCAAAACAAAAAAGGCTTCAACTATGGAATCAAAAGACACGATTAAAGACATGCTTTACAGAAAATTAAATGAAAGCAAATGACCGACACCCCAGAAGATATTGTTTGGAAAACCATAGATCCAAATGATATTTGGATGTTGGACAAGCTTATACTTAGTAGAAAATTAAATTATATAAGTGGCCCGGTTGGACTTGATGTTCCAGTACCGGGCTTTTATATTGTTAGACCCTGCGTGAACATGTTGGGTCTTGGACTTGGTGCACAAAAAGTTTGGTTGGATCAAGACACCACCCATTTACCAGTTGGACATTTTTGGTGTGAGTGGTTTGAAGGCAGGCACCTGAGTATCGATTACCAATGGGGCAATCAAGTATTGGCTGTTGAAGGAAAAAAGTCAGAATATACCTTTACTCATTGGGATGAATGGATTAGAGTAACTGACAAGATAGAGTTACCTGATATGTTATCAGATTATTCCAAAACTCAACGATGTATGAATTGTGAGTATATAGGTGGAAAACTTATTGAAGTTCACCTAAGACACAATCAAGACTTTGAAGATGGCATCGATCATTTTATACCTGTCTGGGAAGGTGAATCAACCATTCCTCCAGCTGGATATACATACAAAGAGTATTCCGATGTGCATGGTAGGATTGGTGCATTCATAAAATAAAAGTTGACATTAAACAGATATCGTATATAATTAAGTTATTATAACGGAGGTTTTTATGAGTGAACGTGTCTATGGACAAGAAGAAAAAACTAAACTTGAACGATTGGTTCGAGAAAGTGTTACAGTACTTCAGGAAATTGAAGACTTGCAGGGCGGTTTAAAAGATACCATCAAAGCCGTTGCAGAAGAATTAAACATAAAACCCAGCTTGATTAACAAAGCAATTAAAGTTGCCAAGAATCGTGATTGGGGAAGATATCAAGACGAATTTGAAGATCTTGAAACTATTGTGGCAACGGTGGGTTATGACAAAGACTGATTCAGTACCAGAGCATACTGACATTTTAGGAAATCCTCTAAAGGTAGACGACACTGTCGTCTACCCTAACCACAACAGTTTAAAAATTGGAGTTGTTAGAAAGTTAAATCCAAAAATGGTCAATGTTGTCGCTGTTGGTAGAACATATCCTGACAGAAAGTATCCTCAAGAATTATTGGTGGTTAATGATCCTAAAATTACAATGTATATGTTAAAGAACATTAAATGAACAAACCATATCAATGGCTAGCTTGGCTGAGTACTGTATGTTTATTGATAGCAGCAACACTTGCAGCACTAAATATATATCCATATTATATATTTGCATTTATAGGGTCTAATACCCTGTGGATATTAATAGGAATTTTATGGAAAGAAAAAAGTCTAGTGGTTATGAATGCAGGATTAACATTAATCTATATCGCAGGACTACTGCTTACATAGAGTCGTTCACTTTACGAACAGGTTTAAGGTTAGTTGGCCAAAAGCAACAAGGAGAAAATATGCCATATGTAGATGGGTTTTTTGACCGCGATTCTGATGTGATTCGTGTAGTTGAAAGAAGAGAAGGTAAGAGACGTTACCAAGATTATCAAGCAAAATATACATTTTATTATGAAGATGCTAAAGGCAAATACAAGAGTGTATACGGTAATCCGCTTAGTAGAATCGTTTGTAAAAACACAAAAGATTTTAGAAAAGAGTTATCAATTAATAAAAACAAAAGACTGTATGAGAGTGATGTAAATCCAATATTTCAGTGCTTGAGTGAAAATTATCTCAATCAGGATGCGCCCAAACTGAACATTGCATTCTGGGACATTGAGACTGACTTTGACCCAGAAAGAGGGTTTGCTCCAACTGACGACCCGTTTATGCCTATTACTGCAATTACAGTATGTTTGCAATGGCTGGACATGTTGATAACTGTGGCAGTACCTCCCAAAGGGTTACCATTTGAAGAGGCACAGGCGATCTGTAAAGAACGCTGGGGCGATTCATGCATACTATTTCCCAATGATAAAGAAGGAAATGGTGAGCGCGAAATGCTTAAAACATTCTTGGATTTGATTGAAGATGCTGATATTATCAGCGGATGGAACAGTGAAGGATATGATATTCCATATACTGTAAACAGAGTTGCAAGGGTATTAAGCAAAAATGATACCAGACGGTTCTGTCTCTGGGATCAATTGCCCAAGAAGCGTGAGTTTGAAAGATATGGGAAAACTGCAACCACATACGACTTGGTGGGCAGGGTGCATCTTGACAGTCTGGAACTTTATAGAAAATACACTTATGAAGAACGCCACAGCTATAGACTGGATGCCATCGGTGAAATGGAAATCGGTGAAAACAAAACTGTTTATGAAGGAACACTGGATCAACTTTACAACAAAGATTTTGGTACCTTTATTGAATACAATAGACAGGACGTTGCACTTCTAGACAAGCTGGATAAGAAGCTTCGCTTTATTGACCTAAGCAACGAACTTGCACACTCTAACACTGTGTTGTTGCAAACGACAATGGGCGCTGTGGCTGTCACTGAACAAGCCATCATTAACGAGGCACATCACAGAGGCTTGCAGGTACCAAACAGAGTAAAGCACGAAGGTAACACTCAAGCAGCAGGTGCGTATGTTGCATTTCCTAAAAAAGGGTATCATAAGTGGATTGGTTCAATGGACTTGAACTCACTGTATCCTTCAGTTATTCGTGCGTTGAACATGGCACCTGAAACCATCATAGGACAAATTCGTCCTGAGATGACTGATCAATATTTACATGAACAAATGACTCTCCACAAAAAGTCGTTTGCGGGTTCATGGGAAGGCAAGTTTTCTACACTTGAATACGAAGCAGTAATGGCCAAGAAAAAAGATATTGCACTTACTATTGATTGGGAGGACGGTCGCACTGATGTAATGAGTGCTGCTGAAATATACAATTTGATGTTCAACAGTAACATGCCTTGGATGCTTAGTGCAAATGGTACTATCTTTACAACTGAGTTTGAAGGTGTTATTCCAGGAATTCTAAAGCGTTGGTATGCAGAACGTAAAGAACTGCAAGCAATGAAAAAGAAAGCTGTTGAAGCAGGAAATCATATTGAAGCAGCATTTTGGGATAAACGACAGCTGGTTAAGAAAATTAACCTCAACAGTTTGTATGGTGCGATTCTTAACTCTGGTTGTAGATTCTTTGACAAGCGTATTGGACAATCAACTACCCTAACTGGTAGACAGATTGTGAAACATATGAGTGCTGAAGTTAACAAAACTATCACTGGAGAATATGACCACATTGGTGATAGTGTTATATATGGTGACACTGACTCTGTGTACTTTAGTGCATATACTACACTCAAAACAGAGATTGATGCTGGTACATTGCCCTGGGACAAGGATACAGTAGTTCAGTTGTATGACCAGATTGCAGAGCAAGTAAATGGATCATTTCCTGATTTTATGTACAAAGCGTTTCATTGTCCAAAAAGTCGTGCAGAAGTGATTGCGGCGGGCAGAGAAAGTGTTGGCACCAGTGGTCTGTTTATTACCAAGAAGCGTTATGCAATGCTTGTGTATGATGATGAAGGCAACAGGAAAGACGTTGATGGCAAGCCAGGAAAAGTCAAAGCCATGGGCCTTGATTTGAGAAGAAGTGATACCCCAGTGTTTATGCAAGAATTTTTAAGTGAAATATTGTTAATGGTGTTAACTGAAAAGCCCACTGACGATATTCTTGAACGCATCACAGTATTCCGCAAGGACTTTGACTTGCGCCCAGGATGGGAAAAGGGCACACCTAAACGTGCAAATAAAATTGGACACTTCCGTAGATTACAAGAGGCTGCTGGTAAGGCAAATATGCCCGGGCACGTCAGAGCCAGCTTGAATTGGAATACACTAAAACGTATGAACAGTGACAAGTATTCACAAGAAATTGTTGATGGTATGAAAGTCATTGTATGCAAAGTAAAGCCCAATCCACTGGGGTACACGAGCATTGCGTATCCAACTGATGAGTTACGAATACCTGAATGGTTCAAGGAATTGCCATTTGATGATCATGCTATGGCAGAGACAATCATTGATAACAAACTTGATAACTTGATTGGTGTTCTAAATTTTGATCTAGAAAGCACCAAGCGTCATAATAGCTTTAATAGTTTGTTCGATTGGGACTAGTATGACAGTTGGGATTACTTTTAGTGCTTTTGATTTATGTCATGCAGGACACCTTGGCATGTTACGAGAAGCAAAATCGAATTGTGATTATCTTATAGTGGGGTTACAAGTTGACCCCACTATAGATAGACCAAACAACAAAAATAAACCAGTGCAAACTTTAGTTGAAAGATATGCTCAATTAATTGCAATTGAATACATTAATGAAATTATTCCATATCAAACTGAAGAAGATTTAATTGATATATTAGAATTGTTTCACATTGATGTTAGATTTCTTGGAGAGGAATATCGAGAAAAAGAGTTTACTGGTAAAGACACGTGCCGCAAACGTGGCATAGAATTATTCTTCAATAAACGAGATCATCGGTTCAGCACCAGTGATTTACGCAAACGAGTAGCTGATGCGGAAATCAGTAAAAACACAGACCAAGGACATAATAATGAATAAATTTATATTTGACGTAGACGGGACGCTTACTCCCAGTCGTGGGTTAATTGATAAGAAATTTGAAGAATGGTTCTTTGAATTTTGTTGTGATAATGAAGTTTACATTGTTACAGGAAGTGATTATCCCAAAACAGTAGAGCAACTTGGTAAACGAATTGTTCACCAAGTTAAAGCTGTTTATAATTGCAGTGGTAACGATGTATGGTCACATGGTGTAAATATCCAGCGCAACAACTGGACTATGCCAACAGAATGCAAAAAGTTTTTAGAAGTTTGGCTTCAAAGCAGCAAATTTCCAATTAGAACCGGTAGTCATTTAGAAGAAAGGCCTGGAACAGTAAACTTTAGCGTGGTTGGAAGAAATGCAACATATGATGAAAGACAAGCTTATGTTGCATGGGATACTGAAAACAGAGAACGCGAAAGTATTGTTTTACAATTTAATATGATGTACAATGATTTGACTGCCACTATTGGTGGTGAAACTGGTATTGACATATATCCAACAGGGTATGACAAAGGGCAAATCATTAAAGATTTTAATACAAAAGAAGATAAATTGTATTTCTTTGGTGATAAAACGATGCCAGGTGGAAACGATGAACCGTTGGCCAAGGTTATTACTCATACGTACCAAGTTAAAAATTGGAGTGAAACTTGGGAACGATTGGGGTATATGCAGGAGGCAAAGTTGGCGTCATGAACGTAATAATTGCAGGGTATGGGTATGTTGGTAAAGCATATTACGAGTTATTAAAGCGCAGACATAACACGGTGGTAATCGATCCAATAATAAATAAAAAAAAAATAAAAGACTATGAAACCGATGGAGTATTAATATGCGTATCAACTCCAGAAAATATTGATGGAAGTTGTGACTGTTCACATGTCATGGATGTTATAAATGATGTTGCTGTTCATATACCAATTTTAATAAAAAGTACAATCAGTTTGGATGGTTGGAAACAAATAAAAGACAGGTTTCCTGAACATGACATTAGTTTTTCTCCAGAATTTTTAAGAGCATCAAACTGTGTAAATGATATCAAGAATTTGGAGTCCATGTACCTGAGTGATGATAACCCAAACTTCTGGGCCACTGAAATATTTTTTAAATGCGATAGTGACCTCAAGTTTATAGTTGGAAAGGCAGAAGAATTAATTCTAGTAAAATATTTTAGAAATTCATTCTTGGCCACCAAAGTATCATTTTTTAATCAAGTGTATGATCTATGTGAAGCAACTGGTATTTCATTTACTGAAGTGGCGGCTGGGATAACACAGGATCATAGGATTGGGCTGAGTCACAGTGATGTAACTCCAGCAAGGGGGTGGAATGGCCTATGCTTTCCCAAAGATACAAAAGCACTACTTGCAACTGCCAAAAATTACAATGTAGAACTCAGCCTTGTTAAAACTGCAATTGATTATAACAACAACATAAGAGGTAAGTAGATATGAGAATATTACTTACTGGGCATCGTGGGTTTATTGGCTCACATCTCTTCAAACGATTGAGCATCAATCATGATGTCCTGGGAATTGATTTGTTGGATGGCGATAATCTGTTAACATGCAATCTTCCTCCTGATGTGGATCTTGTTATACATTTAGCAGGAAAGAGTGGCGTTAGATCCAGTATTAATGATCCAGGTGATTATTGGTTTAACAATGTAGAAGCAAGTAGACGACTGTTTGAACGATATAAAAATATTAGAATTTTATATGCTAGTTCAAGCACTGTTTATGAACCTCACTTGAACCCATACGCAGCAAGCAAATATATGGTTGAAGAAATTGGTGCTGGTCATTCTGATGCTCTTGCTATGAGATTTCATACTGTGTATTCTGAAAAGACCAGAGCTGACATGTTTGTGGACTTATTATTAACAGGAAAATTGGAATATGTAACCGCACACTACCGAGATTTCATACACATTGATGATTTGATGGATGCCATTGAGCTATTGATTGAAAGACCCCATGTAAAAGGAGAACTTGATATTGGCACTGGGGAACCAATAAAGATATCAGAATTGGCACCAACACTACCCATTCGTCTAAATACCCCTGGAGAGAGAAGTTGGACCTGTGCAAACATCGATTTACTTAAAACTTTTGGATTCAATCCCAAGATTTCAATAAAAAAATTCTTGACAAAATACAACGAAACCTATATTATAACTAATAACAACGGAGAACACATATGAAAGATATACTGCAAGACATCGTCGCGCACACACACGCACTTGGAGATAACCTGTCAGTTATCAAAGTAGTTCCAGAGGATGGAAAAACTACAATTAAAGCCATGGCTGATGATAGAACTATTATCCTATCAGCTATTACCAAAACACCAGTTGATCAGTTCAACTCAGTATTTGGATTAACGAATTTAGCAAAGCTGAGCTTGCATTTAAAGAATCCAGAATACGATTCAAAAGCCAAGATTGAAGTTATTGAAGAAACTAAGAATGATGAAAAAGTTCCATCACATATTCACTTTGAAAATGAAAAAGGTGACTTCCAAAATGACTTTAGATTTATGTCAAGAACCGCCGTGGAAGAACGAGTTAAAAACGTAAAGTTCAAAGGCACTAACTGGAACTTCACATTTCAACCAGCAATTATAGACGTCCAAAGATTAAAGTTGATGAGTGCATCAAACAGTGAAGAAAAATTCTTTAATGTATATACTGAAAAGACTGATGCCGGATATGATTTAATGATCAGTTTTGGCAACAACGGTACACACTCTGGTAAATTTGTGTTTAAATCAGATGTTGGTGCACCACTTGCACACACTCAAATGTGGCCAATTAGTCAAGTAGAGTCAATTTTGGGGTTAACTGGTGATAAAAAGATTAGTATCAGTGACAATGCTGTAATGCTAATCAGTGTGGACAGTGGACTTATTGACTACGAATATATCTTGCCAGCGGTGTCTAGCTGATATGAATGAGCAGTTTGACATCAAAGAATTTGCAAAAATGTTTGACGCAGCACTTGCGTCAGACAACCCTGGTGTGCAAAAGGCATTGCGTAACTTTATGATGGTGGCTGCTATTGTTCATGCACAAGAGTTGAACGAAGACGAACGTTTGGCAGGCCCATTAGAAACACTGGTTAAAAAAGTAGCAGATCTTGAAAACATGGTTTACAAATTACATAACGATCGTACTTATAAAGGTCATAAAGATTATTACAATAACCCAACATGGGTGTATAATCCCAATACTAGCGGTACACCTTGTAGTACTAACACTAGCACTAGTACTGCAACTGAATGGCCCATGACCACTTCGCCAACAGATGACATTTTTAAATATTTGAAAGACATAAAAATTACATGAACAGAGTAAATTTAACAGAAAGCAATCATGATTATTCCGTATTCTTGCCCAGCATAAGTACCTTTTATAATAATTATATTGCTAATCAACGACGTAACCCTGACTATGTACCACAGTCTAGAATTCCAGCAGGATTTGAAAATGGTGTAGAAGGTTGCAATTACTTGAATGCCGATCAGGGGTACTATACTTACAAATGGTCACTTTATTCAGCAGGACATGCTCAACTTAATCTTGACAAAGCTGACCAAGATGACAGCATGGTTCAAGAACGTGATCGTCAAAATACATTTATACTTGGGGACAGTGGTGGGTTCCAGATTTTAAAAGGTGTTATCCAGTGTGACTGGCCCAATTTTAAGAATGATCACAGTCTTAGACAAAAGATTTTGAACTGGTTGGAACATACTGCTGACTATAGTATGATTCTTGACGTTCCCACATTGGCTGCTGAGCCTACCTTCTCTGAAAGAACAGGTATTACCAGCTTCAACGAATGTCTTGATTATACACAATTTAATAATGACTGGTTCGTAAAAAACAGACTGGGTAAAACAAAATACCTGAACGTGATGCAAGGGCGCAATAAAGATGAAGCTGCATACTGGTATGAGCAAATGAAGCACTATCCGTTTGAAGGCTTTGCTTTTGGAGGTAGCTCTAAAAATGATATTAATATCGTTCTAAGAACTCTTATTAAAATGAGAGATGATAAAATGCTGGAGCGTGGCGAACGTGATTTGCTGCATTACCTGGGTATCAGTAAACTAGACTGGAGCGTTGCATATACTGCTATCAAACGTGCGTTGCGTGAACACGTCAATCCAGATATGGAAGTGACATTTGACTGTGCTAGTCCATTCATTGCAACAGCAAAAGGACAGATGTATACACAACACGTTCACAGGAACGACCGCTTTGGGTATATCATGGACAGTGCAATTGATGACAAACGTCTATCTGGTAGCACTATACCGTTTCCGTGGAATAGCCCTATGGGTAGCAGAATGACACTTGGTGATATATGTCATTATGGGCATGGTACTCCAAACATGGAGGCAATCATGGAAGACAAAATCAGCACCAACAAGATCTTTACTGATCCAGAAATCTTGAATAATCCAAAGTATTGGACCAAGATGGGCGATGTCAACAAGATCAACAAAGTTGGCAAAACAAGTTGGGATAGCTTCAGTTACTTCTTGCTAATGGGTCACAATGTGTATCAGCATATTGAAAGTGTACAACGGGCAAATGCGTTAGTTGATGCTGCTGCGGCACGTTTTGACACCAATCACTTGCATTGGACTAAAACCAGCAAAGCAAAAAAGGGTGATGTATTTGATCCTTGGGTTCCTGCAAATTCACTATACATGGTAAACTTTATTGACAAATTGTTTAGAAGTGAAACACCAATGTCGATGTTAGATGAAGCTGGACCGATGTTGTCAAACTTCAGTTCTGGAAGACCAGCATCCAAATCAGCAGTTTCTAGCTTTAATGACTTGTTTGATACTGATACTGTGGTGCAGGATGATTTTGAAGGTGAGTTCAGTTCAGAAGATGAAGAAGCAGCTGAAAGCTTTTTGGAATCACTTTAAACATATTAGAAGCTAATTATACTGGTTGACATAACTTAACACATACGCTATTATGCTGGTATACGTTAGCTTCTAACTTAACTTTTATAGGATAAACATGACTGACAACGCAACTCGAAGCATTTGGATTTCTTTTAGAAAAGAAGGTGTACACCTTTATCCTGCTGCTGCAACTGATCCAAAGCTTAAAACTGGTGGCTGGGATGATGTATCCTTTCTAGGTGTTCCACATCGGCATATCTTCCACTTCCGTGTACGTATTGAAGTGTTTCATAATGACCGTGACATTGAATTTATTCAATTTAAGCGCTGGTGTGAAAAACTTTATAATGAAGACATTTTACAATTGAATCACAAAAGCTGTGAAATGATTGCAGATGATCTGTATGCACAAATTTCAGCTCGTTATCCCAATCGCTTCGTAGAAATTGACGTAAGCGAAGATGGTGAAAACGGTTGCCAAATTTTCTATTCCAAACAGTAACCGCCACAAAAGGAGAAATTACATGGCAATTACTAATACTACCGTCAACAAGATTTTTGATGATCTGGACGATTACCGCAACTGGTGCCGCCAAGAAGGCAAAGTGTTCGATGAAAAGGCACTTTACAAAAAGCATGACACCAATTGGCAAG